TCGAGATCGACACCGTGGACGCTCCCCAGCACCCCATCGTGTACTTCCGCAAGTGTGGCAAGTGCACAACTGCTAAGGGCGCTGACCGTCAGCACAACCGCATCGTGAACGAGACTGTCGATGCCTGGCGTCAATTCTCTCAGCAGATCCGTCGCTACACCATCTCCCGTGTGCCAGCTGACGTAGTGGTCAAGGGTGACATCCGCAAAGCCTGATCACTGCTATGATTGAACAGTTCGATTCACCTGAAGCATACGGTTCCTGGACAATGATGACCAAAGTTCAACAGCACCTCTCCATCCCTGAAAACCGCATCGAATATGCTTTTTACTTTCTTGATAACTTTAACCACGAGTTCGTAGACTTTAGGAAGTGCTACGATGCTATAGCAAAGTGGTCCGACGCACTGGACACCTCCGAGTGCCACTACTAGGAGTGTCCACTCAGCCCCTGACACTGCTCCCGTTGGCAGTATAATAAGCACATAAGCGAAACACCCAATGCAACTCCTCACCTCCGCCACTCAAGTTGACTACTATCCCGTCACTCCGTCTGGCACCCGCTACGTGCGCCGCGTGACCTGGCATCCTGGTGCTGAGACTGAGATGGTCACATTCTCCACCATCGTCAAGTCTGAGATGATGTATGATGCTAACCAGCACATCGCCAACGGTGCTCAGGTTACAGACTTCAACATCCACTGCTACAACGGTTCTGACTACGTTCCCCTCGCCTGCTGATTATGCTCAAAGCTACCATTGTCAAGACGATCCGCGAGTGCTGCGAAGGCAAAGCACTAAGCAAGGTTGAGAAGTTCCAAGTCTTCTGCCACGTATGTGATAATATGCTGGCTGAAGGTCACATCACCAAAATCCAACACGAGCGTTACACCAATGTCTTTTAAAGTCACCAGCATCAATTTTGACTTCTCTGATGACAATTTTGAGTTGCCACCTATGATGCAGGAGAAAATTGTAGCCAACTGTAAACAACAAATCTGGGACATTGATGAGGAGGACTTGGTTGATGAGATTAGTGACACATATGGCTTCTGTGTACTTGACTTAGACTATGAAACAATGTAGACTATAACTGTAGTTTCTCAACACTATGCGTCACTGTATCCGCCTCTCACAAAATGAAGTTAAAGCCCTCGCAGACTCCCTCCAGTTCCTCTCAAGAAAGCAGCAAGGATCCATTGAGCGTAGTTATAACATCCGACTCGGAGACCTCTACACCCATCTCGGACACGAACTCGGAAAAACAGACAGTATCGGAGGATAAATATCGGAAGCATATGAGAGGATTGCTCGGTGATATTATCCTGGAGTACATTAGCAACGATACAACTGTATCTCCATACGATTTCATCTCTGACATCCGAACCGAACTCTATGGTCTACAGGATTACTTTCAGGACAATTTGAACCGTGTCAATGCCATCCTCGCGTATCTTGATGGACAACAATCGCCCCATCTTTTCCATCGCAACAAACCCAATGGACACTGAAGACAAGTCTGTGAAGCGCAATCGTGCGCTCACATTGATGCTAGAGTCTGTACTCAAGCCTGACAATCGTCTCCGTCAGTGTGCACATAATCAGTTGTGTTATCACGAATTGATGGAGTACAGACAGGAAATGATTGACTATCTGCACTCACGATACTCAGAGTTTAATTAACCCTTGTTGTTTTTGTAGTATGTAATCTGCGCTTCTGATGGTACGATGTACCCAGGTATATCAGTAGCGCAGGTTTCAGTATCCATCCTAGGTATACGTGACGCCCACGTTGTAGCAATATATTTGACACCATTGAGGGGTGGATTGCCCCTGTGCATATGTGTATAAGATGCAGGGAAGATAACAGTTTTACCAGCTTCAGGCTTAATTCTTACACCTTGATGTAAGAACTCTGTTTCACCACCTTCAAAACCATCATTCAAGTATGTAATAATAACAAACTCTCGCCCTTGGACTAAGAACCCACTGTTATCATAATGCCACTGATGAAATCCTTCACCAGGATATGTCACCTGAATCTTAGTGGCATCCATATAAAAATCATTAGCACTAAGTTGGCTAAACTCATCCAAGTATCCACCTTCACCACCACAAAGCTTCGCCCATTGTTGATGTAGTACAAACTTAAGATCAGGACGACTACCTTCAGTCAACCAAAAAGCAAAGTCACTACGATTGTGTTGGGTATCATAACCACCCATCACACTATTCAAACCAGTAATCTTACCAGTTACAATGTCATCAGCATAAGCACAAAGCTCCTGACAAAATGATTGTGGCGCGTGATCTCTATACTCTCGTATAAAGGTCTCAGACATCCTGTAATCCGCCATTAAAAATAAACTCCTTCGCTTCTTGACGTGAGTCGAATGTTACTATTCTACCACTATCACAACGTACTGTCCACTTATCGCCAGCAGCTGTTATAATGTGGTCAAACATCGAATCTTCCAATGCATCTAAGTCAAACTCGTCACAGTTCTTACACGACATAACAACACCTAAACAAACTATCTATGCCACGCCCACGTAAAGTAAAACTACCAGAACCAACTAGGTCAACAGATAAAGACCTGTTTCCACACGAGCCCACATTCACATACCGCATTGCATTACGAATCAAAAAGAACACCCCAGGTACAACAGTTGCTTGGTTCTCCTGTAAAGAACACGCTCATAAGTACATTGAAAGATACAAACCAAACATCCTCCACTTTCGCTACTATGAAGCACCTAAAACCAAACGCAAGTCACGATGAGCAACGCAAAGCAACAGCACAGTTACTCCGTCAACTCAACCAAAAGATCCCAGCCCGTTATTAAAACATTCCGTCAAACATCAGACGCCCCTTATGATAGACACCATTACGTGTTATACTATAAGGATGGTACACAAACAACATTCGATGATTGGTTAAATGTACAAGCTAAATGGTTTGAACAATGTCAACTCAATACATTAGACAGAGTAGAAGTCATTGACAAAATCAAAAGAAAACAACCAAAAGGTTTCAATTCTTGATCAACCTATGCCTGATAATAACTTACCAGGTATAATGATGTTCCTACTAGTAATCCTCACCACATTGATCACTATCACACTAGGATACATAAAGGGAAATATGCATCTGGTGACTACCCTACACAACGCTATCAAATGAAGGATTTAATCACTAACTATTGGAACAAGGCTAGAGGTAAGGGACCAATTCAAAGGTATTGGGAGGAACAAGCACCAGCAGAAGATGATGCTAAATTATGTGATCTCAAATATAAATGTGCGGAAGGGCACACTCAAGACCACGACTGAGTTTTCCACAGAGTTTTCCACAGTACTCATACCTATTGTGGAAAACTATTAAATGTTAAATTAAATAGGTTTGACTGTTCAATACACCCCGTAGTAGCTGCGGATATACTGTAAAGGGGCTCAGAGGTAGCAGTCCTAGCACGCAACCTACCGAAAGTCAAGAAATTGAAAAACTCAGAAATCTCAAAAATGTGGAAATCCGAAAAAGTTAAATTTGACAAAAACTGAGTTTTCTCTTATAATTAAAAAGTAAGATTTAAAGGTTAATGGAAAACTCTGAAAAGTACGAAGAACTACCTTCTTCAGCCATTGAGTATTTGGAATTAGGTTTTGATGATAATTCCGTAAAAATCATCTTTAAATCAAATCTTCAAAAACAATATAGTTACAAATGTGAAGATCTTGAAGAATTTCAGAGTAGTTTTATGCAACTCTGTGGTAAACTTGAAGCCGAACAAGATAGAGATGAAGATGATAATTTGTTAGAAGAGGTTAATGATACTATTGAAAGAGAAGATGTAAGCATCGGTAAGTTTATCAATCAAAGAATTGCACTTGGCAATCTCAAATTAGACTACTATCTTACACTAACTGAAGATCTGACTGAGAAGGGTTGGGAACCATTTGAGGGTAGCACACTTCCCGATGATGGTGTCATCGTCAATGTGCCAGTTGAATAAGTGTCACAGGGTGGGTTGATTCCCACCCTTTTTGATGTATTATACATTCATCGAACAAATTTCATTCGATGACTTACAACGATCCCTGCACAATCGCTCTTCAAGAGGATAAGAAACTGATGGCAATTCACAGTCAGCCAGCATCACCCAACGCAGACGATCTTTCTTCTCTCATTGATAACTATGCTTGGCATATTATCGATG